CTGTTTCTTTTTACCCCAAAAACGACTCAAACAGCCACTATCGGCTTGAATCGGATCAGGAATAGTCATGACGGCTGAAGAAGGCTTAGAAAGGCTGCAATCGGTTGAGGTAGGGGTAACAGAACCGCGTAAAGGCTCCCAAGTGCCTAGAATCCGCTCAAAGCCACTCGATCTGCCTACCCGGGGCGATGAGATGATCCAGTTCTGTACAGATATCGGATTCCCATTGCTCCCATGGCAACAGCAACTGGCTCGAGATTGCCTTCGATATAAGCCAGATGGGCGCTGGGCGCATCCACTAATCGGCATCATGTTGCCACGCCAACAGGGTAAATCTACATTTATGGCGCTTCGAATCCTGTTCGGGATCTATGTTCTTGGCGAGAAGATGCACCTTGCCACAGCTCATAAGTTAACTACATCGAGCGAAATCTTCTTTAAAGTTAGCGAGATCATCGACAATTCTCAGATGCTCCTAGATAACTTTGCTAAGAAGTACGAATCTAAAGGATCTCAAGAGATTCGGTTTAAGAATAAAGCCCGGTATTTAATTAGAGCAGGCAATTCAGCCGCTCGAGGTATTGCTGCTCCAGATGTAATCCATATCGATGAACTTCGAGAGTTCGACACAGAAGATGTCTGGAGTTCGATGCGATTTACTCAGATGTCTAACTCAAATCCTCAAGCCTATGTTTATTCCAATGCTGGTCATGCTAATTCAGTTCTGCTGCATAAATTCAGGGAGCGCGGTTTAGCGGCTAGTGAAGGAGCCGATGATTCGATTGGTTGGTTCGAATGGTCTGCCGAGCCAGGAGCCGAGATCACCGATAAAGAGGCCTGGTATCAAAGCAATCCATCGCTAGGCCATACCGTTCATGAAGATAATATTAAAGACAGCCTGTCGGATCGTGAAGATATATTTAGAACCGAAATCCTGTGCCAATTCGTTTCGATGATTAATCCTGTTATCTCAGAAGCGGAATGGAAGAAGTGCAAGGCCGATGATCTGCCTCAACTCGATGTCGAGAAGGATACTTGGATGGCCATCGATCTCAGCCCAGACAGAAAACACGCTTCGCTAGTTGCAGGCCAAAGAATCGAAGGCAATCGCTTCATGGTTAGCCTTCTTCATACTTGGTTCAACCCGGTCAACCTTGATGATTTGGAAATGGCCAACGATATTGCCTACTGGGTTCGCAAGTTCCCAGTTAATGCAGTTGCTTATTCAAAGTCGACAGCCTCAGCAGTTGCCGCTCGATTGGCTCCAGCAGGAATCCCAATCCATGAAGTCAACTCGCAGGAATATCAGCAAAGTTGCGATGAATTTGTTTCGGCGGTTTCATCGATGCGGCTTGCCCATGCAGATCAAGAAGAATTAACCAAGCAAGTTTTATCGGCGGTTAAATTAACTCGCGGCGATGGCGGTTGGGTTATGGGTCGAAAGGCTTCAGGAATTGTGTGCGGTGCAGTTGCTTCAGCGATGGTTACTCACTTCGCAACACGCGGAGAATCCGAAGTGGACATTCAGATAGGATAATGTCTGGACAATAGCGTATAATATGTCCAATGGGAATCAGGGATCTTTTTACAACGCCAAAGCCAACAACCGAAATTACAGTTGATGCGGCTTCCGCTCCTGCACCTTTTAACAACACAGCATCTTTTAATCCTTTCGTATTTACTCAATCAGTAGCCACTCGCCAAACAGCGATGGCCGTTCCAACAATCGCCCGCGCTCGAGGAATTATCTGTTCAACACTCGCCGGGCTTCCTCTTGAGCAATATTCAAAACTCGATGGCTCGCATGTTCCAACTCCAGCAGTAATTAATCAACCAGATCCACGCGTTCCTGGTTCTGCTATCTATGCCTGGTTGGCGGAAGATCTCTGGCTAAGCGGTGTCGGGTACGGTCAGGTCTTGGAGCAATATGGAGACACCGGGCGCGTTCGTGCCTGGACTCGAGTTGCACCAGATCGCGTAACAGTAAAATTGAATGCTAATGAAACTGAAATTGTTGGATACCAAGTCGATGGAAGTGTTGTACCAAATCAAGGCGTAGGTTCACTCGTTGTATTTTACGGATTAGATGAAGGCTTATTGAATCGAGCAGGCCGCACAATCCGCGCCGCTCATGCACTAGAACAAGCTGCTGAAACCTTCGCTAAGGAGCCAGTTCCGCTTCAGGTTCTTAAATCCAACGGAACTAATCTCCCAGCAGAACGAATTTCTAAACTTCTTGAATCATGGAGAACTGCACGACTTACCAAATCAACCGCGTTTCTAAATGCGGATGTTGAATTGCAAGCGTTGGGCATCGATCCTGCCAAACTTCAACTAAATGAGGCTCGCCAATATGTCGCGCTGGAATTGGCCCGCGCTTGCAACCTTCCTGCTTATTTCGTTAGCGCCGAAGCAACTTCAATGACTTATAGCAACGCGATCTCAGAACGCCGTTCGCTTATCGATTTCTCAATGAAGCCAATTCTTACAGCGATCGAACAGCGCCTATCAATGCCTGATTTTATTTCTTCAACCACAGAAATTCGCTTCTCACTTGATGAGTTCTTGCGTTCAGATGCTCTGCAACGCGCTCAGGTTTATGAAATCTTAAACCGCATTGGCGCGATGAGCGTTGAGCAAATTCGTGAAGAAGAAGATCTGATCGACAATAAGGAGAACGCATAATGAAGATAACTATGCCAGTTGCTATCACAGCAGCAGACGCAGAATCTCGAATCATTGCTGGTCGCATCGTTTCGTGGAACGCTGAAGGTAATACTTCAGCAGGCCGCACAATGTTCGAGCCAGATTCGATCACAATGTCCAAGAACACTAAGTTGGTTCTTCAGCATGACACAACTCGCCCACTTGGAAAATTGGTTTCATACGAGCAAGATGAAGAAGGAATCACAGCAGAATTTAAAATTGCTAAGACAACTGCCGGCAACGATGCACTCGAAGAAGCTGCTACTGGGCTTCGTTCAGATTTTAGCGTTGGCGTAGATGTCGAATCTTGGGATAACAAGAATGGCGTAATGGCTATCAGTTCATCTTCCTTAATCGAGGTCAGCCTGGTCACAGACGGCGCTATTCCTGGAGCCGAGGTCGCGAAAGTAGCGGCAGTAGAAAACGAAGTTTCCGAGACATCAACCGATGAAGCGGAATCAACACAATCAACCACAGAAGGAGAACAAGTGTCAGACACTACCGTTCCAGAAGTTGCTCCTGCCGCAGAAACGGTAGAGGCTGCAAAGGTTGAAGTTAAGGCTGCAACAGCACCTTATATTTCAACTACTGTTCGTAACCCAATCGTTGATAAGGCTTCTTATCTCGAGCATTCAGTTCGTGCCTCACTAGGTAACGAAACATCAAAGATGTATGTCGCAGCAGCGGCAGACACAACAGACAACGCAGGTCTAGTACCTACTCGTCAGTTAACTGAAGTTATTAATGGCATCTCAAATGCAGATCGCCCATTGATTGATTCAGTATCAACTGGCACATTGCCAGATGCAGGCATGACTTTCGAGATCCCAAAGATCACAGTTGCTCCAACAGTTGCAATCGCGGCTGAAGGCGGAACACCATCAGAAACAGATCAGAACGCTGCTTTCGTTTCAGTTGATGTCAAGAAGTACATCGGTCAGCAAACATTCTCACTAGAATTGCTTGATCGTTCATCACCAGCATTCTTCGCTGAACTCGTACGCCAGATGGAATACGCATACGCAAAGGCAACCGATACAGCAGTTGGAACAGCACTTATTGCTGGCGGAACTGATGGCGGAAACCGCACACTAACAACTGGTGCTCTTGCCGCTGATTTCGTTTCAGATGCAGCAGTTTCAATCTACGAGAACACACTCGGATTTGCGACAAACATCGCAGTATCTCCAGCACAATGGGGCGTTCTTATGGGCTTGGTCGATTCTTCAAATCGCCCAATTTTCCAACAGACAATCAACCCACAAAACGCAGGCGGAACACTTACAGCAACAGCAGTTCGTGGAAACCTTCTCGGTCTAAACCTTCGCGTAGCTCGTAACCTTTCAGGTACAGGCGATAACTCAATGATTATCGTTAACCCAGATGCTTACACATGGTACGAGTCTCCACGCCTATCACTCCAGACTAACCTCATCTCAACAGGTCAGGTTCAAGTTGGATACTACGGCTACGGTGCAATCGCTACAAAGATCGCAGCAGGCGCATACCGTTACATGGTTGCGTAATTAATTAACTAATCATGGGGGGGCTGCTGCTCCCGGTGGCTCCCCCAGCCGTTTAATAGAGAGGATGTAGAGATGGCTTCAATCGTTACAGTTGCAGAACTAAGGTCTATCCTTGGCGTTTCTACATCCCTTTATAGCGATGCTTATTTAACAGATGTAATTGACACAGCAGAATCAGTTATTCTGCCAATGTTGGTCAAGTTTGCTTCTCCGATCGATAATGTAATGCTTGAAGATAATATCGCTACTTATCAGACAGTCGGCCAGAACTTATTTACAACGGGTCAGAGCGTAGTCATCACAGGATGCGGCTCCCCGTTTAACGGAACTTTTACAATCTCGGATTCTTACGATGATCTATTTACGGTCGCAATTACTAACGCAGATATTGCTCAGAAAAATGTAATTCCTTCAGGCCTTGCAACTCTTTCAGGCGCGGCAACTTATGTCGGAGTCAGCGCCGTAGAATCAGCCGTTCTTGCAGTTTCAGTTGAAGTATTCCAATCTCGAATCGCTCCTGGTGGCCAGATCGAAGGAATCGACTTCACCAATGTTTCGCCTTATCGCCTAGGGCGCAGTCTCTTTAATCGCGTTTCAGGACTTCTAGGGGCGTATATCGATACTGATTCAATGGTGCAATAATGCCAGCATCAACGATTCTAGATACCGTTCGTGAACCTTTAGCAGCAGCCTTCGCCAATGTGGCAGGAAATGTTTATGCCTATGTGCCAGAAGCGCCAATGGTTCCTTTCGTGGTCATGGTTCCAGATTCTCCATATCTAGAACTCGAAACAATCGGCAAGACCACACTTCACACAAAGATTAATCTCGTCATCTCAGTCGCGGTTGCCTACAACAGCAACCCGGCATCGCTCGACAATCTCGAGCAGCTAGTCATAAGTGTTCTGAAAGTGATTCCAGTCGGATACACAATCGGAGCGGTTGAAAAACCAACGGTTACTCAGGTCGGCCCTTCCAATGTCTTGGTGGCAGATATCAGAGTTTCTACCTACTACACACAAACAAACTAAGGATAAATAATGGCAACCACAGTAATCACAGGTCGCGATATTTCTCTATCTTTCACAGGTGGAACAGATATCGAAGCCCAAGCAACTTCAGCAGTTCTAACTAAGACAAACCTTCGTGAAACTTTTCAGACACTCGATGGCGAGGCCTACAAAACCACTAATATCGAAGGTACTTTTGCGCTATCAATGCTTGCTGATTGGGGCAAGGCTAACTCAGTATGCGAAGCACTATGGACAGCAGCAGAGACAGCGCCAGATACAGATATCAGCGTAACTCTTACAGCCGCTACAGGCGCTCAGTTCGTGTTTCCAATTATGCCTGAATTTCCAACAGCAGGCGGCGCTGGAACCGATGCCCAGACAGTAGACTTTACTTTCAAAGTATCTAAGGGCGCAGTAGTCGAAACCTTTAGCTAAACAATAGAAACGGGAGCAAACAATGCAACAGCAAATAACAATTAAATATGTTGATGGATCGGAAACCACTTACCTGGTTCGCCCACCTGATTACGCCAAGTGGGAGATGACAACTAAAAAGGTTATTTCTCAGTTTGGCGGCATGTGGGACATCCTTTATGTAACGCATTCAGCAATGAAGCGCGATGCAGGCGGTCAGCCAACCAAGACACTTGATGTCTGGATGGAATCGGTTGCGGATGTTGAAGTAGGTGAAGGAAACCCAAAAGTCATTCAAGAGGAAGCGTAAGCCGACTCTTAGTTGAACTGGCAATAGCCACTCAGATCCCAATGGATCATTGGCGAAGTGCAGAGGATATTCTTACAGCGATAGAGATATTGGAGCAGCGCAATGGCAAGTGAATTAGTAGCACTTGACCAGACAGAACTACGCCAAGTATTTAAAGCCTTAAAGAATATGGGTGAGGAAGCCAACGAAGAGGCCAAGCGCCAATCAGGCGCTCTGGCTGAATTCGCCCGGGCTGAGGTTATTCAGACAGCAAGCCGAGGCAATAACACTAAAGTCTCAGGGCGTATTGCTCAGGGTTCTAGGGTTAAGAAGTCAAGCCGTATCGGTGAGATTACTTATGGCTTCGCTTCTCAGAAGTTCTCAGGTGGAGCAACCACTAGAGATATCTGGGGCGGTACTGAATTTGGATCCAATAAGTTTAGGCAGTTCCCTGTCTGGTCAGGCCGAGAAGGTCGAGGCTCTAAGGGCTGGTTTATCTATCCAACGCTTCGCAAGATTCAACCGCAGATCGTGGCTAGATGGACAGAATCATTTACTAAGATTTTGAAGGAGTGGGGCTAATGGCAACAGGTACGAGAGCGTTAACGCTCAAGCTTCTTGCTGATGTCGATAACTTCACTAAGAACCTTGATAAAGCCGATAAAGATGTTATGTCTTTCGGAGATAAAGTTTCAGACTTCGGAAAGAAGGCTGGATTAGCATTCGCAGCCGCAGGCGCAGCAGCCGTAGCCTATGCAGGCAAGTTGGCGATCGATGGCGTTAAGTCAGCCATCGCAGATGCAGCCGCTCAAGAAAAGTTAGCCCTTACTCTCAAGAATGTAACTGGCGCAACTGAAGATCAGATTGCTGCTACTGAAGATTACATAACCCAAACTTCTCTAGCCTTCGGCGTTACCGATGATGAATTAAGGCCATCGATAGAGAGGTTGTCCAGGGCAACTGGCAATTTACAAAAGGCTCAAGAACTTCAAACAGTAGCCATCGATGTTGCAGCAGGTTCAGGTAAATCCCTTGAAGCCGTTACTAATGCAATGGCTAAAGCCGCCGAAGGTAATACAGCCGCACTTGGCAAGTTGGGCATAGGACTTACATCCGCTCAGCTCAAGACCATGAGCATGGATCAGATCACCGCTAAACTAGCAGACACTTTCGAGAACCAGGCTTCGGCTAAAGCAGATACATTCCAAGGCAAGTTAACTCGTCTACAGATCGCCTTCGATGAAGGCAAGGAAACCGTAGGCGCTTACATTCTTGATGCCATAACTCCAATGGTTGATGTAATCGTTAAAAAGGTAATTCCAGCGATTGCAGATTTTACGAGCAATCTAGGAGACAAGCTTCGCCCGGTCATGGAGTTCTTAACTCCTATTGCCAATGGCGTTCGATCAGCATTCAATTCAATCAGAAATTCATTTAATGATAACAGCGAAGAATTAAAGCCGCTTATTAATCTATTTAAGAACATTGCTGAATTCTCTCGCGATGTATTAGCACCAATTATAGGCAAGACTCTAGGTAAAGCATTTGAAATCTTAGGCGCAGCAATAGGCGCTCTAATTGATGGCTTGGCTCGAGTAGTTTCATTCTTCGATGATCTTTACAACAAGATTAAGCGAGTAATCGAGATATCTAAGCAAATCGGTTCTGCCCTCAATCCATTTAATAACGCATCATTCGAAACTGGGGCATCTTCTCCAGCGGCTCCAATGGCTGCGCCAGCGCCAGTAATGCCTAATGAACCGATTGCGGCTTATCGCTATGTCGGCGGACAAGGCACAACTAATATCACCGTCAATGGCGCAATCGATAGCGAGTCAACCGCTCGCCAGATTGTAAGCATTCTTAATGACTCCTCAGCTCGAGGAACCCTTGGAAGCGCGGCATTCTTTTAATGACCGCCTATACCCCGTCCTATAAAGTCTTAATCAATAGCGTTGAGGTGACAGATGTAACCATCGCTAACTTGGTCGTGACTTCTGGGCGAACAGATATCAACTCTCAGCCAATCGCAGGCTATTGCCAAGTCCAATTATTAAATCTAAATAACTCAAGTTATGACTTCACAGTTGGAACTGGGATTACCGTTGAAGTAACCAATTCATCTGGCACTTATGTGCCTATCTTCGGCGGCTTTATTTCAGATTTTACTATCGGAGTTAATCGAGCAGGAGATATTGGCTATACGACTATTGCCACTATTACCGCTCTAGGCGCTTTATCTAAGTTACCTAGAATCATCGATCCCGCAATTCTATCAGCTGATTTTGATGGCGATCAAATTTATACTCTTCTTTCAGGATATTTACTAGGCCAATGGAATGAAGTTCCACCAGCCGAAACTTGGGCAACTTACAACCCTACTGAAACTTGGGCTAATGCAGTCAATATTGGTTTAGGCGAAATCGACCAACCAGGCGATTATGAGATGATCGCTAGATCTTCTTCAGATACAGACCTTTATTCGATATGCGCTGCTATCGCTAACTCAGCATTTGGCGTTCTCTATGAAGATCCTAATGGCAATATCGGGTATGCAGATTCAACTCATAGGCAGGACTACCTAGCGGCTAACGGCTATACAACTTTAGATGCTAACCATGCAAATGGCCTTGGTTTATCTTCGACAACCAGAGCAGGCGATCTTAGAAACTATTTTCACATTAATTATGGCAATACTGGTAGCGGTCAATACACAGCCGAGGATGCAGAAAGCCAATCCCTTTTCGGTGTTTATGCAGAATCCTTCAATTCTCGAATTAAGAACGCAGCAGATGCCGAGGCTTTAGCCGATCGATACATCGCCTTGCGAGCATTTCCATACGCCAAGTTTGAAGCGATTACTTTTGTTTTAGGAAACCCAGAGATCGATAATGCCGATCGAGATGCTCTTATCAACATTTTCTTGGGTCAGCCTGTCTGGATTCAAAACCTACCCGGCAACATCACCGATGGATCATTTCAAGGCTATATCGAAGGCTGGACATTTCGAGCAAGCTTGAACAACCTCAGCGTTACTTTTAACGCTTCTCCAATAAACTTCTCCCAAGTTGCGGTAAAATGGGAGCAGGTAAATGCAGCAGAGACTTGGAACACTCTAAGTCCAACCCTTACATGGATCAACGCGATAGGAGTCGTAGCCTAATGGCAACAACAACAACCAACTTCGGCTGGGATATCCCCCAATCGACAGATTTAGTGAAGGATGGCGCTACTGCCATCGCTGCACTCGGTCAAGATATTGATACAGCATTGGTCGACCTTAAAGGCGGCACAACTGGACAGGTACTAGCCAAGGCTTCAGGAACAGATTTAGACTTTTCATGGGTCGCTCAAGATGATTCCAACGCCATTCAAAACGCCATCGTAGATGCTAAGGGCGATCTAATTGCCGCAACTGCTGCTGATACTCCAGCGCGTTTAGCGGTAGGAACAAACAACCAAGTTCTAACTGCTGATTCAAGCACCGCAACAGGCCTAAAATGGGCTACACCTGCTGCTGCAACTTCAGGCCTAACCTATATTACTTCAGCCTCACCCTCAGCAAGTAGCACAGTAAACATCGATGGTTGTTTTTCATCTACTTATCAGACTTATCAAATTTTCTACAACCTAAGCGGTTCAACTGGAGTTAATATAAATATCAGACTTAGAACCGGAGGAACTACTGCGACCTCAACTTATATTAGTCAGAATTTACAAGCAGGGGGATCGACCGTAGGGGCTTCAAGAGATACAACTTCAAATAACTTTATTGTGGGAGCAATTCGGTCAAGCGGAAGAAGTTTTGGCGTTGTTAATATAAGCAATCCTTTCGCCACAGCAGAAACAAGTTATTTCTGCACTTCTCAAGACCCTAATAGCCAGGCGGTAATTGACCTACGATGCGGAGCGCATACTAATGCTACATCGTACGATGGCTTTAGTTTCTATTCAGACTCAGGCAACTTTACAGGCATAATTCGAGTATACGGAGTACAAAATTCATGACCAACATAATTGAAATTAACGCTCTTACAGGTGAAGAGAAAGTTATTGAATTAACCAAGAAGCAGATCGATGATCGAGAAGCCGCATACAAAGCAAGTCAAGCAGAAGTAGAGGCTGAACTAGCCGCTAAAGCTGCCGCTAAGCAGATGGTTCTAGATCGCTTGGGGATTACTGCTGAAGAAGCAACTCTTCTACTTGGATGAAACCTAAACTATGCAAGGCTGGTCAACAACTTCGCGAACAGTTCGATGATTGTTTCAGCGATCGTGACCGCACCTCGGATGGCTGGATCGGTGATAGTCGGCACTCAGCTCGTAAGTCTGACCATAATCCAGATGGCCAAGGCTGGGTTCGTGCCATTGACATTGACCGCGATCTATCAGGAAAGCCGAAGCCTGACATCATGCCCGATGTGGCGGATCAACTTCGTCTCTTGGCAAAGTCTGATAAGCGCATCTCGTACATCATCTTCGATGGCAAGATTGCCTCAGCCAAAAGTGCGTGGCGTTGGAGAACTTATACAGGCATCAATAAGCACCGCCATCATTGCCATATATCTTTCAGTATCAAGGGCGATCAAGATGGTTCGTTCTTTCAAATACCACTACTAGGAGCAAGCAAATGAATATGAAGCACCCAGCAATCGTATCTATCGGAGCATTCTTGGCCGTATGGGGAACAACTTCTAACTTCGCACTCGATTACCGGGCGATCCTTGGTTCCATAGTTGCAGGCATCTTCGGATATGCCACGCCTAAAAAATGACAGCGCAGGATTATGCTGCACTTGCAGTAGCGATCGTGACGGTTCTGGGTGGTGTTACTGCCATGCTCAACTTCATGATCAAACACTATTTAGCGGAGTTGAAGCCGAATAGCGGTTCATCGATGAAAGATGCCGTAACTCGTTTAGAGACACGCGTTGATAAAATCTACGAAATCCTCTGCGATAAGTCACAATAAAGCCATGGCGCGAAAGAAGGCTATCGATTTAGAGGCTTACTCTATTCTCGATCAATACTGTATTGGCCTCAATGAATTTTACAAGTCACTCAGGAGAAGCGGCTTCTCAGTAGAGTTAGCCCTAGCCATACTTCTAGAACCTGCTACTTACCCAGCAACTATCCTTCCTGCACCTAACTGGTTGCCGCTATCACCCGACCGCATACCTTATGACGATGATGATGATGAGGATTAATGAAGCGAACCGTAGTCATTCCAGACTTGCAATGTCCCTACGAAGATTCACATGTTGTACGCAATCTCAGTTTATTTATTAAAGCGTTTCGGCCCGATGCTGTTCTTACTATCGGAGATGAAATCGACTTGCCACAGATCAGCCGATGGACAGAAAACACCCCGGGCTGGTACGAGCAGACTTTAGCTGAGGATCGCGATCGAACAGTTGATGTTCTCTGGTCGCTTTTTGAGTATTCCAAGGAAGCCCATATGGTGCGCAGCAATCATACGGATCGATTGTATAAAGTAATCATGAAGAAGATCCCAGCGTTCTTATCATTGCCAGAATTGAAGTTCGAGAAGTTTCTTAAACTTGATGAAATGGGAGTCAAGTTCTGGTCAACCCCAATGCCTATCGCTAAGGGTTGGATTGCCATTCATGGGGATCTTGGCAGCCTTAACCCGAATCCTGGACTGTCGGCTTTAAATCAAGCGAAACGCCATGGTCAAAGCGTAATTATGGGTCACACGCATCGTGCGGGTAGAAGTGCTGTTTCTGAGGCTTCTAACGGGGTTTTAAGGCGTGTTCTCCATGGAGTTGAAGTGGGACATGCAATGGATCTAAAAGCCGCCAAATACGTTTCTACGCCTAATTGGCAGCAGGCCTTCGCCATCGTCACCGAAAATGGCAAAAATGTTCAAGTTGACCTGATCTACATCGAAAAGGATGGGACTTTTCAAGTCCATGGCCGCCGTTATGGACGATCTAGATAACGATATAAAGCGAACCATCGATGATGCGATGGATGAAGGTGAATTGTTACCGTTTCGTTATCAAAAGATCCCAAGCAAAGTCATAACTCGATGAGACGATTATCCCAAGAAGCCAGAAATTCTGGCGGATCGGGAGCAATATGAATATCTATGAAATCGGAATGATCCTTACTTTATGGGCATTGACGATTGTTTTCTTTTACTCAATGGGCGTTGATACTGGCTATAAAGAAGGCCGCAGGGCAATGCGCAAGTTTTACGATCAGCAAGATAAGGTAAGAGTATGAAAGCAAATGATTACCTTACAGAAGCTAGAGCCATCATCCAGGATCGTGGTCTTGACTACGGCCATCCATCGGACAATATGTCCCGAACCGCATCCCTATGGGCTGCATACCTCGAAATGCCAGTTGAGCCTCACCAAGTTGCAATGTGTCTGGCGCTGGTCAAAGTCGCAAGATCAATGGAAACTGGAAAAGTCGATAACTACATCGATGGAGCGGCTTACATGGCGATCTCTGGTCAACTCAAATTAGAGGAGAATCAACTTTATGTTTAATCTTGAAGATTACGAAACAGTAGAAGAACGCCTAGCAAAGTTTTGGAAGGAACATCCAGATGGTCGAATCACTACTGAGGTCATTGAGCATACTCTTCAGCGTTTTATCGTTAAGGCTGCTATCTATCGAACTGAAGTGGATGCACACCCTTGGACTACTGGCTTTGCTGAGGAAACCGTCTCTACGCGAGGAGTTAATTCTACGTCGGCGCTTGAGAATTGCGAGACGAGTGCGATTGGCCGTGCTTTGGCTAACGCGAATTATGCAACGAAAGGCAAACGCCCTAGTCGTGAAGAAATGGCAAAAGTCAGTCAAGGACAGCCAAAGCCATTTGCTGAAAAACTCGCAGACAAGATAACAATGCCGGTCGAGGATGATCCCTGGACAATTAAAGCGGTATCGCCAACACCTAGCGCATCAGAAGCGGTTGCTCTAGTGCAAGAAACTTTAGGCGGATCAAAGATCGATGATGATATTCCTAGTTGCGAACATGGAGTTATGAAGTTTCGCGATGGAGTATCAAAGAAGAATAACAAGCCCTGGGCGCAGTTCTCATGTCAGAACCCAGCAGGCGGATTCTTGGAGAAATGTGAACCGATTTGGTTAGAGATTGACAACAACGGTAAATGGGTTAAGCAGAAAGGGCGCGGATAATGAGCGGCTTGCAATTTCTAAATCAAGATGGAGAATGGGAAAAGTTCCCAACAGATGATGAGCTTTACGAAAAGGCTAAATCGCGTGAAATGCTCGATGCTATGCAAGTAAGAATTATTTGCCATCTATGCAATGAACCAGTACCTAAAGAAGAGTTAGCGTTTTGGATTCAAGGTCAGGCAATCACCTGGTCATGCAAGAAATGTCATGCGGTCAATGAGTCAAAGCCGTAAGCATCGAGGTTTTCGAACCGAGAGAGTAGTAGCAGAGTTTCTGAAACGCACCTGGGAAGGCGCTTCAGTTGGTCGAGGTAATGGGCGAGACATACTCAATGTCCCGTTCGACTGCGAGGTCAAGGCTCGCTCAGCACTCGACATCAGGGGGACACTCCGCCAGATCGAAACTAGGACAGCCAAGAGCGGCTTATTGGGGTTCGCTTGCTTTAGGCTTAATGGACAAGGTGAAGTTGCTGAGGAATATGTTGCAATGCTTCGTCTTGGCGATCTGGTGGAGTTACTCAAAGCCGCCGGGTTCGAAGGCCGCAAGGACTTTTATACCGATGTTGATATATCTAAATGCAAAGGTTGCGGCGCTTATGTCTTATCACGATCTCATTGCTTGAAATGCGAGGATGATTAATGCCAAAAGCAGGCGATGAACGAAATGTATTACCAGAGGCTTTACATACATGTTATTGCGGTTATTCGCTGCTATCTGCTTGGGGCTTTCTTGGTCAGAAAGAGGTCAGCCGGATGATGCTGAGCCACCTACAGTCAGTACATGGAGTGGCTAAGTAATGCCAATATATGAGTGGGAATGCACCAACACCGAGCGTTGCGAAAGCAATACTCGTTATGAAAAGGAGTTTCCGATAAATGCTGAACAAGAGCTTGAATGTCCGTTATGCCATGAACCAATGCGCAAGATTTACTCATCAGTCCCAGTCATATTTAAAGCAGCTGGTTTCTACTCAACTGATAAATAGTTATCAACACCTGTGGACAAAGTGTGTGCAATCCTTTACAAAACGCTCACGCCACGCCGATGTTGTACACATGCTTGACTCGGTCGGTACACTATCGGCTAGAAGCCATCAAGGCTTCAACTCGCGCCTGAAAGGCGTAGCGCGAGGGTTAGCCGTTGTTATTGGGCTATCTCTATCTATTGCAAGCATTGATAGATCAGAGGCTTCAATAGTGCCAAATAAGAAGCTAAGAGAATTGGCTAACTATCAATTAACAGATAAGCAATATCAATGTCATAACCAGATAGTTCATAGAGAATCATCATGGAATATAAATGCGATTGGTAATAAGTCAGGTACTAAACAGACTTATGGTTATTATCAGATTAAGAGTGAGTCAGTTAAAGGCAAGCCATACGATTACCAGTTCTACATGTATTGGTACTATGTATCTAGTCGATATGGTTTAGATCATGAGATCCCGGACTATTGCAAAGCATTGCATCATCTCAAGACTAAAGGCTGGCAATGAGTAAGTTAAGTGATAAAGGATCTACGAATGCTTGGCGTAAGTTAAGACAATCGATCATACAAAGAGATGGATGTTGCCAACGATGTGGGACAGAAGAGCGCCTAAGCGTTGATCATATAGTGCCACGCAGATTAGGTGGCGATGATAATCCAAGTAATTTGGAAGTATTATGTTCTAGTTGCAATTCATCTAAGGGGGGTAGGTTTTTTGATAGGGCAAAGACACCCCCGACCCTTCCTGT